TTTGTTAGAGTATGTGACAACATGCTGAACGAAGGTAGAATCACCAAAGCAAATCACACTCGTTGGACTAACATTTTCTGATCATGATTGTTCTTACTTCTGAAAACCAAGGTTGTGCCTATTCCATTTGTAGTGAGGGGGCACTATATTACACTCCAATGTATAAAGATGGTTCGATCAATGTTGAGGATTGGAGTGAAGTTGATCTGATGAGTTTATTGGGTGAAGATGAGAACCTCCGTCTGGAAGTTGATCAGATTCATGAACAACTTATCGCAATGAGTAAAGCAATCGGGGAGTATTTTCAAAAATGAAATGGGAAGTAAAGTTGTACGTTGGTGGCAAAGTTTTCACAGAGGAAGTTTATGCCAGCAATTATCGTGATGCAAAGGAAACAGCAACTGCCCGTAATCCTAGGGCAAAAGTAATCGGTGTCAATCCAATTATCGGAGGTTAATTATGTTTACTTACGACACACAAAAAGGTGAACTTTGTCAGATTGAATGTTGGGCAGATGAAGATCGGGAAGAAAGATATGAAGATGGTGATAAAGATCTAATTTGGATTGATAGACACCACACCAATGAATATGGCGATATTGAGAATTATATCAGTAAAAAGTTTGCTGATGTGAGTGATACTGTCTTCATTGATGTTCGTGCCCTTCGTTCTACAACAGTGACACGATATGAGCAGAAAGATGAATACTATGGTTTGTTCCCTGATAACATTGCCATCGATGAATTTGGTGATGATTGTTTAGGTGGAAACGATTATATTTGGGAAAATGGTAAACTGAAAGTGAGGGGCGTATTTTAACATTTAAGGTTTTTCCTGCATCGGGACCGAATCGGATGACCTAGAACCCGTCCTCTGGTCCCGTTATGAAAAAAACCCAAACTAATGTCGAAAACGGTATCAACCGATACCGCACTGGGTCTGGGGTCTTGGTATTGTAAGGAAGTGGAGGGGAGACCCGTCCGCAACGCACCTTAACAGTTGAATCCTATGCGTCTCAAGTTCTGGGAACGCCGTCAAACCCTGACGGATGCAGACCTGCCCACGATGTTAAAGATTCTTTACAATCGTGGCGATATTGACATGGAATTTTACGAGGTTCTGAATGAGACCTGTGAGTCTATTGAAGAACTTGCATGGATCATGAATCAGTGTGCCACTGCCTGAACTGTACCCAATTTCCCCCACTGCGGGGGATTCCGTGTATTCTATAAGAGTCAAAGGGATTTCACCGCAATGCAACTCACTTCCAAAGATGGCAACATGGTTGTTGACTTCTACCCCGTTAAATTTCACACGGGTCAGATTCACAATCGTCTGATGCTCAAAGTTGTTACTTTCATGGGCAAAACTCAGTCCAAGCGTTACATCAACAAAAAAGATTTTCAGTATGAGTTTGATTCCCGTACTCATGGTTATGGTTATCAAGTAACCGACGAATCTATGATCCCTCAGATCTACAATTCTGCAATGGGAATGGCGTGTTAATATGTCACTTATCAAATCTTATCTTCACACCAAAATGACTGAAACCATGGACAAAATCATCGACCGTGATGAACTCCAACAAAACATGATTGACACTATCGTTGATGGTATGGATATGGAAATGTTATGTCAACTTGCATGTGATGCACTCAAAACAACTTATGATGAGTATTCGGTCG